TGAACCAGAGGTATCTGCTGAACCAGAGGTATCTACTGAACCAGAGGTATCTGCTGAACCAGAGGTATCTACTGAACCAGAGGTATCTGCTGAACCAGAGGTATCTACTGAACCAGAGGTATCGCCAAAAGTTAAGAATGCGTTTGATAAAAATTATGAAGCTGTAAAGAAGTACACTGCTGCTAGTGGTTCTACTGAACTAAATTTAAAAGACCTAAAACAACAAAAGCCAATAAGGGACCGTATACTTGCAGATTTTAAAAAGGTACATACTGCATCAAATAGTAATGTTCGTTATAAAATGTTAAATAATGCTGCATCTAAAATTTTAAATCCAGAAAATTCAATTTACAATCTTACTAATTACGCAAGAGCATGGGTGGAAATTAGTAATGGAGCAGATGTTCCATCAACTTCAGAAATTTATTTAAATGTTAAACCTCGAAGACCTGGGAAAACTAAAACTAATAACCAACCAAACGCTCAACAGCAGCAGTCAAATGAAAAGAAACCGAGTTCTAATGATCAACAGCAGCAGTCAAATGAAAAGAAACCGAGTTCTAATGCTCAACAGCAGCAGTCAAATGAAAAGAAACCGAGTTCTAATGCTCAACAGCAGCAGTCAAATGAAAAGAAACCGAGTTCTAATGCTCAAAAGGAAAAAACTAAAATTACTGATATAAACGACTTATATAATAAAGTTAACAACTACGAGCCTGCATCAGGAGTAACAACTATAGGTCAACCTTTAAAAGATTGGTATGAAGAAGTGTTTACTAGACTTGAAAATAGTACAACTCTAGATAGCACTAAAAACTTATTAATACAAATAGGAAATCAGATCTTAAATAATCCAAAATCTGATGTTACTGATCAAGCATTGATGTGGATAGATGCTGCTGGCAAATACCAAGAAGATTTAAAAAATAGTGTTAAAACTGCACCAAATAATACTAGTAAACCGGCAAAGGATGATACTACAAAATCAAAGAATAATAAACAACCGGCTAAAACTACAGATGTGAAAATAATAAAGAATAAAATTAGCAACTCAAAATCTGGAAAAGAACTTGCTGAGATAATTAACGCTTTGCCAGAGATAGATTCAGCTAGCACATTGGAGTTTGATAAACAAAATGATTTAATAATAAAAACATGGGAAGAGCGAATTGATGAATTATCAGAGTTATTATCTAAACAACAATTAAATTCTATAGAACATAAGACAGCACTCAAACTTTTACAGAGTACTGCTACAACATTAGCTAATCTTAATAATCGAAATGTTGATGTTTCACCTGGAAAGGATTCGTGGAATAAGTTTGTTAATAAATTTAATAACATTGAGGTAGTAAATGAAAGTACATATAAGTACATTTCTAATGTTCTAAAACGGAATAACCTAAAGTGGTCTGACATTGGAGCTCGTGTAATTATGGGCGAATCAAAAGGAACTAAATATTATCATATTTCACGATCAAAAAACTAAAGGTTACTTATGATTACATTCAACGACAATGATGCACATGATCAATTATTAGAAGCATTTCTAGCATACACCGCCGCTAACGATGACTGGCGGAAAAGCCAAACTTGGAGAAAATATTACACGGCCGGTAGAATGCTACGCAATTTAATCCAAGAAGCAAAGGCACGTCAGACTGAGTTACATGAAGAACGTAATCGTCGATTTGATACAAATAATGACGTTAACTCAGACTAATATTTAAAACTTGGTGATATTAAACTATGCTACTTTCTTACTTTAACAAATATTTAAAAAATAAGGAAGTAGCATGGATTTAGGTCATTGGATATTTGATAAAGAATTTAACCCTGAAGACTGGTATGGATTCATTTATCGAATACGAGATTTAACTACTAATCAAGAATATATTGGTAAAAAATGTTTTTTCAATCAACTACGCAAAGTAGTTAAACACAGAAAAAATCGTAAAATTATAAAAAAAGAATCAAACTGGAGAACTTATACTAGTTCTTCTACTCATCTAAACCATGCAATCGATGAAAAAGGAAAAGACAATTTTGAATTTTTCATCGAATCCCTTCATAAAACTAAAGGTTCATTAACGTATGCAGAAGTTAGAATGCAAATACTAGAAAATGTATTAACTGAAAAGTTACCTAACTCACTTCCTCGATATTACAATCGTCAAATATCTGCAATAAAATTCATCCCTCCTGATTTGCTACCAGAAGAAAAAGAAATGACTAGGAAAAAAATTTAAAAAAACTCTTGACTTTTTGATTTTTGACACTATAATAAGTATATAACATTAGGCACACTTATTTAGGCATATACTCAGGCACACTTATTTAGGCATCATTAATCAGCTTTGTTTAGTCGAGGTTGCTCGACTCGTTTTGAAACTGTATGAAAAATTTCAGTTGGATCTAACGTGCTGACAGGCAAACGCTAACTTCAGGCATTAAATGATGCAGGCTCTGTGAAAAAGATTACAACCTGCTAAGTATAATATGTTGCATAACAGGCATATTGTACTTTCCGTTGACATTCGCAAAGCTAGAGTAAGGAGTACCGGTCAACCGCTTCTGTTAAATTACTTTAATTTAAATCTCTTTTGTTATGATGGTGAATACTCACTCAGATGAAGTATTTTTTTTAATTTGCCCGTTTTGGGCAAATTATGGCTCTCCTATCTAGATGAATATTCTTTAAGAGCTTTAAAAGAAATTAATAATTTAAGAACAAATAAAATAAAGTGAGTAATAAGAGTTTAGTCTACGAAGTAGATAAACGAATATTACGAAACTTTTGTTTTAACGAAGTTAAAACACTTAATAGTAGATTATAATGGAAAGGAATGCTCTCTAAAGTTGCTGTACTAACTGAATAATAACAGCAACTTGTTAGTTAAATGAAAGCAATATGTGTTTTCTTAGTTGTTTCTATGTTGTCTTTAATAATGTCTGATATTATTGTTCTATCTTCATGAGTTAAATAAAATCCTTCTTCAAGGGAAATACTTCCTCTCATAAACCAACATAACTTATAAATCTCATGTTTAATTTCTTTTTGATATCCTTCATATCTTTTTACTTCATGTAGGATCTCATCCATTGTCCAAGACAAGATCCTTATACGAAAAAATTTGATTGATCAAATGTAATAGGGATTTCATATGTTTCCGGTGCTCCTTTTTCAATATCTTCTGGTGAAAAATTAGCTTGTAACGGTTCTAATTCAAATTTAGATTTTTGTTCTTCAATGTGGTCGATTACATTTTTATAAAATTCTTTATCAGAGTTATTAATAAAGTCCATAATATATTCTGAATTAGTAACTTCTGTATCTCCAATTTGAATTTTAGTAATACTTTGAGCAATTGAAGTGATAGTTAATTCAGTTAATTTTTTAAAACTAACATTAAACTGTTTCAGTTTGTCAATATCAGACATGTCTGCATTATTCACAATTGAAAACACACGTTGTTCTTCAAATGTTTTTAAACTGTTAGCAGTAAATTCTTTGTAAGTTAACGGTCTAATAGTAACTGTCATTTCTCCAATAGAAATTTCTGGGTTAAATTCGACAGATGAAAGATTTACTAATAACTTACGTAAGTTTACAACAAAATCACGTTCTTCATTTAAGCCCGGAATATTTGAAGTAATATCCATAGAATCACCATATGTAGCAATTCGAATTGCTATCAACACTGCGTCTAAATCGATACTAGGCATACTCCATGCGTCAACAATGTTAGGAATACAACTTTGAATTACATCAACTGTTGCTTGCCCATTTAATAATGCATCAGGAGTTTTCATAATTAACTCATCTTTTGCAGTCATTGCAAAAACAGGTAGCTCACCGGTTTCAGGCATATTTAACGAGCCTGGACTATAAAATTTACCACCGCTAGGTAATTGAATAAACATTTTAGGTTGTCTAAAATATTTTTTAAGAGGATTGCTTTCAATCATGTTAGGTTTGTTATCCATTAAAATCTCCGAATAAATACGATAAATAAGTATGTTTGTACTATTTATATTTCATAAAAATAAGGATGATTTGTAGTGGCTGAAGACGTTAATATTTTAAATGTAGGACAAGCTGGCAGTGACGGTGTTGCTTCGGAAGCAACATTATACAGTTTATTGTTAGCAATGCAAAAACTAGCTAAATCCCAATCTAAAGATTCTGGGAAAGATATTAAAAAAATCATTAAGGATTTGCATAAACGATCTAAAGCAATTGAAGAAGATACCGAAGCTGTTGAAGATCATACCGAAGCTGTTGAAGATGCAACAGAAGAAACTAAGAAATTTTCAAGTTCTCTTGGTAATGTAGCAAAAGGTTCGATGATAGCATTTTCAAGAAGCTTACTTAGTATGACAGATGAATTGTTATCTAACAGCACAGCAATATCAGACTTTGCACGACATTTACCTGTTGTTGGTGGTTATTTAGATGGAATAGCTAGACATTTAGATAAAAGTATTGATGTATATCGCACGTTAAATGCAAGTGGGGCATCTTTTAACAATAGTATTGTTGAAATGAAACGAGTTTCAGCAAACTTAGAACTTAGTTTAGATGAAATGTCCGGTTTTATTTCAAGTAATTCACAGTCATTAAGACTATTAGGTGGAACAGTTACTGAAGGTGTGCAACGATTTGCATTAATGAATAAAACATTAAAAGCTACTAAACATTTTGATGATTTGAAGAATTTAGGGTTTACTGTTCAAGAAATTAATGAAGGAATGAGTGACTATATTGAGCTTCAGGCTAATATGGGAACTTTACAATCAAAATCAAATGTAGAACTAGCTCGAGGTAGTGCAGAATATTTAGAACAAATTGATAAACTTGCTAAAGTTACTGGACAAACTAGAAAAGAAGCAGAAGAAGCTCTAAAAAAACAAGCAACTGACTCTAGTGTTAGAACTTTATTAAATCAATTTGAAGAAGGATCAGAACAGTTTAAAAACTTACAAATGTCATTAGGGTTAATTGACAAAGTAGGTGGAACTGTCGGTGATGTGTTTAAAGATATGTTAGATGGAATGCCTAGCACAAAAGAAACTGGACAATTTTTTGCAATGTTAGGAAAGTCCGGTCCAGTAATGCAACAGGCATTAACTGATATAGGCAAAGGAGCGAATCCACAAGTATTATTAGATGCTATGAAATCTGCAGGTGGTGATTTAGAAAAATTTGCTCAAGGTGATGCGGCAGCTAGAAAACAATTAATTGACAATTTAAGAGCATCAAATCCAGCTATGGCAGAGTTCTTAGATGTCTCTAATAAATTAACAGCAATCGGTTCAATGGATCTTGACAAAGCAAAACAAGAGCAACAATCAAGAGATGAAACTACCGAAGCAATGGTAAAATTTGACGATGTAATGAGAACTGCTAGTGCAAAGTTACAGAAACTATTCATTGATTCAGGAGTATTTGAATTTATTACAAATAACTTAGTTGGAGCTATTGAAGTTTTTGTTAACGGTATTACTTCATTTGGAAGTGATACTGCTAAACTAGCTGCAGCATTTGGTGGACTATTAGTAGCGTCAACCCTATTTAGCAAATCATTAGGTGGAATTGGAGATCTAATTAAAGGATCTATTCTTGATAAATTTGGTAAAGGAAAAGGAGCACCTCCACCTGGATCTCCTCCAACACCTCCAGGCGGATCATTAGACCCTACTCAAGGAGCAAATAAAGAATTTGGTAAGGGAATGTACGACCTTGCTAAGAATTTTGGTAAAAGTATAAAACGATTGCTAAAAGATATTGGCTCAGGTCTTGGGTCAGCATTTGCTAGTTTAGCTAAAGGGTTAGGAAAAGGTGTAGGTGATTTAATAGCAGGTGTAGCACAAGGTATAGCAAAAATCCCACCAACTGTTGTTGCAGGAGCAACTTATTTAAGTACTGCGATTGGAATTATCGGAGCTGGCGTAGGAGTGGCTGCTGCTGCAATAGGTGCTGGCGCATGGGTTATCGGTAAAGGTATTAGCGAAATTTCTTCAGGTTTAATTGATTTTGAAAACATTAATGGCGACAAAATTATAGAAAATGCTAAAGCAATGGCTGCTGTTGGAGCTGCGCTTGCAGCTATGGGAGCAGGAGGAGTTATCGGAGCAGTAGGTAACATACTAGGTTCATTTATTTCAAGTTTAGGCGAATTAGCAGGAGTCGATACTCCTTTACAAAAACTAGAAGATTTTGCAAAACCAAACTTACCTGTTGATAAAATAAAACAAAATGCAGAAGCACTTGCAGCATACGGTAAAGCAATGGCGTCGCTTGGCAGTGGTGAAGCATTAGGAGCCGTAGGCAATATAGTAGGATCGATTATATCATCAGTTGGAGAATGGTTTGGAGCTGATTCGCCCATTGAAAAAATACAAAAGTTCTCAGAAGTAAAATTTAAAACAAAACGTATTCAGAATAATGCCGATGCTGTTAAAATTTTTGCACAAGCAATGGTTGATATTGGAGCTATTGAAAAAGTATCGCTTGAAGATAAATTTGAAGATATCGATTTAGACGATATGATTGATATCATCAACGAGTTTACAGAAAATACATTTAAACTTGATATTATCAATAATAATAAAGATTCTATTATATCATTTTCAGAAGCAATTAATGCTGCAAGTAAAATCCCATCAATGAACGATGACATTGATGAAATTGACATTGATACAATTAAAGAAAAACTGATAGAATTTCAAAGTATGGGTTTATCACCAGATATAATGAAATCTAATGCTAATGCTGTGATAGAATTTTCAAACGGTTTATCATCAGTAGGTAAAATCCCAGACACTATAAATGAAATTGAAAATATAGATATAGATGTAATTAGAGAAAAAGTATTAGAATTTCAAAGTATGGGATTACTAGCAGATGCTGTAAAATCAAATACAATGGCTATTCAAGAGTTTGCATCTGGATTAACTAGCATTGCTAATGTTACGTTTGACGAAAAAAGTTTTTCTGCGTTAAATTTAAAAATTATTGAAGATAAAGTTCTATATTTTCAAAGTTTAGGTTTAAATTCAGATATAATTAAGGAAAATTCTAAAGCAGTTCAAGAATTTTCAAGTGCAATTACATCAATCGGTTCTATTCCAAAACTAGAAAACATTGAAGAAATTGGTAAACTTGATTTTTCAAAGTTAACAGCAGCAATTATACAGTTTACAAGTCAATTGTACAATATTGAAGTAATTAAATCAAATACAGAAGCTGTGTCTAACTTTGCTTGGGCATTAGATGCAATTTCAATGTTACCTGAAATTGATGATAATTTTGAAGCAATCGATCTTAGTCAGTTAATGGATGCAATGAAGGCGTTTAGTGCAGAAGAAATTGACAATAAAGTTCTAAAAAATAATTATTTTTCATTATTGTATTTTAAAAATGCTGCTAGGGAAATGAAAAATATTACCGAGTTGTTTAATGAAATGACCGGAGCAAACGAAGCACCATCGATAACAGATACTTTAACTAAAAGTATAGTAGGAATGTTTGGCGAAGAAAAAGCAAAAGCATCTATTATTGATATTGTTAATCAAATGAATGAAGTGATGTTAGCATTTACAACATTTCAGTTTAATACCGATGTTGCTCAAAACAATGCCTTAGCATATTCTGAATTGGGTTTAGGAATTAAACACGCAAGTGAAGTAATAGAAAATTTATCTGCTATAGATTCAGCAGAAACTGCAATTGATGCAATACACCAAATAAATGAAATAATTAGTTTATTTACCATTGAACCGTATAATATAGCAAGAGTTTTAGATAATACAACTGCACTTGTTGATTTTTCAAAAGCTGTAACTGAAATTAGTAATATATTTGAATTGTTAAGAGGTTTAAACACAGAAAAACCAAAATCAATAACTGATAAGATATTCGATTCTATAACATCGATGTTTAGTGATGCTCCTGCTGAAGATACTGCGTCACCTTTATCAAAAATAATGGAGCAATTAAATCAAGCAATAAATGAATTTACAAAAAATCAGTTTGATATTGATAAAATTGACAATAATTTGAAAGCTCTTGAAAAATACCAAGCAGCAATGCAATTAGTTTCTGATTTGTCTAGTAGTTCTGGAAATATTAAACCATTAAAAATTGACGGGTTGTTTGGAAATTTCAATTTTGAGTCGCAATTAGATAAAACAAAATTAAATGATGATATAAAAAAGATAAAACCTGTTGATACTGATTTTAAAGCATCATTAACTAATCCTAACGATAAGTTAAAACCTGTTGATACTGATTTTAAATCAGTATTGGAGAATGTTAAAGTTAATACAGATACAACAACTGATGTTGAACTTAATAATGTAACTATGAATAATTTACTTACATCTGTAAATGAAATAAAACAGCTAATTAGTAGTAACATTACAACATCGGCTAATAACATAGATAATAACACTGAAATTTTGCCTACACCGCAAAAAGCAATTGGTAATACTGAACAACTAAATATGTTAATGCAGCAAGTAGTTGAAATATTAACAGAGATGCATGAATTTAATGAAGGTATTGAACGAAATACTAGAAGGATTGGAGCATTATCTGGAAATGTAGCAGTTGCAGCAACATAATTTGATTAATAAGGAATATATATATGTCATGGCGTAAATATTTTACACCCGCAAAAACCAATCAATCGACTAATGGTACCAGTAGTCCATTAACATACGGCTCATCTAACAAAAACGTAGGGCCTGCTAGATCAAACTATTCAAGTTATCTTCCAGATGTGTATGTAGGAGCTCCAAATAGAATTGATAGATACGGCCAATATAATACAATGGATCTTGATTCTGAAGTTAATGCAGCATTAGATATATTAGCAGAATTTTGTACCCAAAAAAATACATTAAATAATACGCCTTTCATTATAGATTATAATCAAGAAGCTACTAATTCAGAAGTAACAATTATACTACAATATTTACGGCAATGGTGTAAGTTGCAAAATTTTGAAACTAGAATGTTTAGAACAGTTCGAAACACTTTCAAATATGGTGATCAATTTTTTCTTAGAGATCCAGAAACAAAAAAATGGTATCATATAGATCCTATGAATGTAACAAGGGTTATTGTTAACGAGTCAGAAGGAAAAGTACCTGAACAATATGTATTAGAAAATATTAATTTTAACTTTGTACATGGAATTGCAACTACACCTCGAGAGTCTACTGGGAATATAACAGGAGGCACTTCGCAATATCAACCGGTTGGTAATGCAAATGGATTAGTTGGGCAAACTAGAGCAGTTAATACTTCTAGATTTAATACCACCGAAACTGAAGTTACAGTTGATGCAAAACATGTAATACATTTAAGCTTATCAGAAGGATTAGATAATAATTTTCCATTTGGAACTAGCCTTTTAGAAATTATCTTTAAAGTGTATAAACAAAAAGAATTACTAGAAGATGCAATTATTATATATCGGGTACAACGAGCACCCGAACGTAGGGTATTTTATGTAGACGTAGGTAATATGCCATCACATCTTGCTATGCAATTTGTAGAAAGAGTTAAAACAGAAATACATCAACGTAGAATACCTAGTGCAACAGGTGGTGGACAATCAGTAATTGATGCAGCATATAACCCATTGTGCTTAGATTTAACAACTAAAATCCCATTATTAGATGGTAGAACTTTAACATTAAATGAATTAATAGTAGAGTTTGAACAAGGAAAGGAAAATTGGGCGTACAGTTGTAATCCAGAAACAGGCGAAGTTGTACCAGGAGTAATTAACTGGGCAGGTGTAACTAGAAAAAATACAGAAGTGATTAAAATTACATTAGATAATGGAGAAACATTAACTTGTACTCCAGATCACAAAATACCTGTGTTTGGCAAAGGATTTGTAGAAGCTAAAGATTTAACAGATAAAGATAGCTTAATTTCATTTAATAGAAGAAATAAGTCAATATCAACTGATGAAACAACTAATTACCAACAAGTATGGGATCATTCTGAAAAGAACTGGAGATGGACTCATGATATTGTTGGAAAGTTTTTTAAAAAGCAAAATAAACATCAAGAGTTTACATTTTTAACAGAACATAAAGGATTAGAAAAAACAACTATTAATCATAAAGATTTTAATAGATTTAATAATGATCCTAGAAACTTACAATATATGAATATTGACGATTTTACATTATATCATTCATCCATTAATGGTAATTTTTGGAATAATGTTTCACAACTGCAAAGAGATGTAATTAGTAAAAAAATATTAGATACAACTAAACAAGATTGGAAAGAATTAAATTTTAATGAAAAAAAACGTCGATTGTCTAAATTAAAAGACTCTCAAATTAAGATTAAAACTCAACAATCCTCGATTACATTTGAAGTCTTGCAAAAAATTGCTGATTATGTTAAACAAGGATATACTAACAAAAATCAAGTTGTAGAAATGGTTAAAAATAGCAATAGTACTCAATTTGATTACAAAAATGCACAGTGTAACAAAGATTTTAATAAATTTGGACATTCAAAACTTAATTTTACACTAAAATCTTTTGGCTATAAAAATTGGAAATCTTTTGTTAACGAAATAGACAACTTTAATCATAGAGTAGTTAAAATTGAAAAAGTATCAAACAGAGATACTGGTACTATTACTATTGATGGAACAGAAAAATGGCATAATTATCATACGTTTGCAATTGATAGTGGAATTTTTGTTAAAAATTCAATCAACGAAGACTACTTTTTCCCACAAACTTCCGAAGGACGAGGCTCAAAGGTTGAAACATTACCAGGTGGAACTAACTTAGGTGAAATTGATGATTTAAAATACTTTACTAATAAATTAGTTAGAGGATTAAGAATACCATCGAGCTACTTACCAACAGGAGCAGAAGATGCATCCAGCCAATATAATGACGGTAGGGTAGGCACTGCATATATTCAAGAATTACGGTTTAATACATATTGTGAAAGATTACAAAGTTTATTAATAAATGAATTTGATAAAGAATTTAAAAAGTACTTACTAGAACATGGAGTAAATATTGATGTTTCTATGTTTGATTTAAAATTTCAACCTCCAAAAAACTTTGCAGCATATAGACAAAGTGAAATTGATAATGCTAGAATTCCAACATTTACACAGATGGCAGCATTACCGTATATTTCTAATAGATATGCACTTAAACGATTTTTAGGATTAACTGCAGATGAAATTGCAGAAAACGAACGTTTATGGAGAGAAGAAAATGAGGAAAATCTAACAGGATTAGATGCAGATTCTTCTAGCGAAATGCGGGATTTAGGCATTAACTCTACGTCAATCGGTGTAGATATGGGAGGCATTGAATCAGAGTTGCCTATGGATGAAATGCCAGTAGAAGGTGGTGAAATGCCAGCAGAAGGAGGTGAAATGCCGCCGGCAGCAGGAGCTCAACCACCGGTAGCTTAATAATTTAGATAAATATACTACAGCTAAGAGATTAATTATGATATTAAGAGAATTATTTTATTCAGATGTTGATAATATTTTACATGTAGACGATGATAATCGATACGATCCTTCATTTGACGAAACTCCAATGAAAAAAAAGGATACACGTAAAGTTAGATTAACATTAAAACAAATAAACAGAATTCGTAAAGCATCTGACTTACATAAAAAAGAACGTGAGAAAGAATTGAGTTTTATTAAACAAATGTATGGAGCTCCTGAACCAAATGAACAAGCACCAGCGTTTTAATAATGAAAGCATTTGTAGTAGGAAATGGAACTAGTCGCAAAGATATTGACTTAAATTTATTAAAAAAACACGGTAAAATATTTGGATGCAACGCATTATATAGAGAGTTTAGTCCTGACTATTTAGTTGCGGTTGATTATAAAATGATTGATGAGATTAATCATCACAAGTATCAATTAAAAAATCAAGTTTGGACTAATCCATTTAGGTTACAATCAAAATTTAAAGGATTTAATACGTTTGAAAAATCTAAAGGATGGAGTTCAGGACCTACTGCATTATGGTTTGCTAGTGAAAAACAATTTAATACTATATACATACTAGGGTTTGATTATCAAGGTATTAATGAAAAAGTTAATAACATATATGCCGGAACACTTAACTATAAAAAAGATAATGAGCCTGCTACTTTTTATGGAAATTGGTTAAGACAAACCGTTATTACAATTAGAAGTAATCCAAATATTGAGTATATAAGAGTAATAGATAATCAAAATTTTATTCCAACTGAATTTACATATCTTAATAATTTAAAACATATAAATACTTATCAATTTATAAAAGAAATAAAATGAGCTTATTTTTAGCCTGTTTCACTACACTTTTATAAGTTTTATGTAAATATATATTGACAGTTCATACCAATTAGGTAAATAAAAATTTATAGGAGTTTAAAATGGCAAATTTGGCAAAATTTAAAAAAATGCTTGAATTTCTTGTTAATGAAGAAAAAGAAGCAGCACAGGAATTATTTCACGAGATTGTAGTTGAAAAATCTCGTAATATTTATGAGTCGTTATTAGAAAGCGATTACAAAGACGACGACATGGACGATGAAGATTTAGAAGAATCTGATGATTTTGATGACGATGATGACAGTTATGTTGATAGCTTAGACGATGAAGATGAAGAAGAATACGATTGGGACAACGTAGAAGATTTTGACGAATCCGACGAAATCGGTGGTGACGAAACTGATGACTTTATGAGTGACATGGACGATGAAGACATGGACGATGAAGGCGACGATATGGAAAGTCGAGTAGTTGATCTTGAAGACGCATTAGAAGATTTAAAAGCAGAATTTGAACAAATGATGGCTAACGAAGAAGGTGAAGAAAACTTCGATGACATGGAAGACATGGAAGATGAAGACATGGAAGACATGGAAGATGAAGACATGGAAGACATGGAAGATGAAGACATGGAAGACATGGAAGATGAAGACATGGAAGACATGGAAGATGAAGAGCCTGCTATGCCAAAAGAGTCATATTCTCCTACTGAACAAATGCGTGAATATGTAGAAAAAGTAAACGGTGGGTTTGGTGCAAAAATTGGTGGTGATAACGGCCAAAATACTAAAAGTGCATTACCTTCTAAAAAAAATGACATGGGCGGCACTGCAAGCAACATAGTTAGAAATACTGTTGAAAAAGGTGCAGAAGTGGGAAAAGGATCTAAAATTAAAGGTTCTGCATTAAACAAGCAAAATCCTACTGATATGAAAACTGGAAATATTAATGTACCAGGTGGTAAAGCTGGTAAAGCATTTTCTTCTAAGCAACCAGGTCATGGTGCTGAGAAAAAAGGCAAAGCAGATCAAGCAGATAAATCAGCTAACAGTACATTGAATAAATTATCTAGTCGAGCAAAATAAGGAAGTTTGAATGAGAAACTTACGAGAGAACTTGACATTCGACCAAGCAAAAATAGTAGTTGAAGCAGCAAACGAAGGAAAAGATTTGTATATGAAAGGTATTTGTATACAAGGTGGAGTTCGTAATGCTAATCAACGAGTATATCCTGTAAATGAAATTGGCAGGGCTGTCAAAACTCTCAACGATCAAATTCAAGGAGGATACTCAGTTCTTGGCGAAGTTGATCATCCAGAAGGTCTTAACATTAATCTAGATAGAGTAAGCCATATGATTACAGAATCGTGGATGGACGGCGATAATGGATATGGAAAACTTAAAATAATTCCTACTCCGATGGGACAACTGGTTCGCACTATGTTAGAATCCGGTGTGAAATTAGGTGTTTCATCGAGAGGTTCTGGAAATGTTAAAGAAGACGGCTCAGGTGAAGTTTCAGATTTTGAAATTATTACTGTAGATGTCGTAGCACAACCAAGTGCACCAGGTGCTTATCCTACTCCAATTTATGAACATCTTATGAACAACCGAGGTGGTTATAAAGCATACGAATTAGCACAAGCAACAAAATATGATACACAAGCACAAAGATATCTAAAGGAATCGTTGATTAATATAATCAACAAACTCCAATGATCGAGGAGAAATAAAAGATGATAGATGCGTTGAAAACACTCTTCGAAAATAATGTTGTTTCTGAAGAAATTAAGAGACAAATTGAAGAAGCATGGGATGTAAAAGTCCAAACAAACAAAAAAGAAGCAATTGCAGAACTGCGCGAAGAATTTGCTCAAAAATACGAGCAAGATAAAACTTCCATTGTAGAAGCTGTTGATACAATGTTAGCTGAACGCTTAACTGCGGAAATTGCCGAATTTGCAGAAGATCGCAAACAATTGTCAGTTGCTAAAGCAAAATATGCAACTGCAATCCGCGAACATGCAAAACTAATGAAAGAGTTTGTGGCTTCACAATTAAAACAAGAAATCAAAGAATTTCATACTGATAAAAAAGCTATGAAAGAACAGTTTAACAAACTTGAAGATTTCGTTGTTGAATCTCTTTCTTCTGAAATTACAGAATTTTACGAAGACAAAAAAGACTTAGCTGAAACTAAAGTTAAATTGATTAGCGAAGCTAAAAAAGAATTACAAAAAGTTAAATCTAACTTTGTAAAGCATAGTGCGATTACAGTATCTGAAACGGTTAGTAATATCCTTAAAAAAGAAATTAACCAACTTAAAGAAGATATTGAAACTTCACGGAAACACGACTTTGGACGTAAGATATTCGAAGCGTTTGCTGCTGAGTACGGAAACTCATATCTGAATGAAAAATCAGAAACAGCAAAGCTTATGAAAGTTTTATCCATTAAAGATAAACAATTATCCGAAGCTAAAGTTTTTGCTGCTAAAGCAAAAAAACTTGCAGAAGCTAATGATCTGAAAGCTAAACAGTTGACAGAATCATTTAAGCGAGAGCAAACTATTCATGGATTAATTTCTCCGTTGAATAAAAAACAACAAGAAATCATGAAAGATTTACTGGAAAGTGTTCAAACTGATAGACTTCAAAAATCCTTTGAAAAATATTTACCATCAGTTATTAATAACACAGTACCAGCAAAGAAAAAAAATGTTTTATCAGAAAGTAAAGAAATTACCGGAAATAAAACTGCTAAAACTATGACACATCAAAAAGCAGACGATTCAAATGTACTCGAACTACGCCGTCTTGCTGGATTAAAATAATAAGGAGATAATAAATGTCAGAACTATTAGAATCACGCTGGCAGGATACAAAATCTGCACTTTTGGAAGGCCTTCAAGGTACTAAAAAGTCTGTAATGGCAGCAACTTTAGAAAATACTCGTAAATACTTGTCAGAAAGCGCAACCGCTGGCACTACCTCAGCAGGTAACATTTCTACGCTTAATCGCGTGATTTTGCCTGTTATTAGACGGGTTATGCCTACTGTAATCGCTAATGAATTAGTAGGTGTACAACCAATGACTGGCCCTGTTAGTCAAATTCATACTTTGCGTGTTCGCTATTCCGATAGCGTTGATAGCGCAACAGGTACTGATGTAACTGCAGGCGAAGAAGCATTGTCACCATTCAAAATTGCTGAAGCTTATTCAGGTGATGCATCAACAGATAAAGCCGCTGCTACTGCTGCTTTAGAAGGTGTTGCTGGCAACAGATTAAGTATTCAAATTTTGAAGCAAACTGTTGAAGCAAAATCTCGTAAATTAAGCGCACGTTGGACTTTTGAAGCCGCTCAAGATGCTCAATCACAACACGGTATTGATATTGAAGCAGAAATTATGGCTGCTTTGGCTCAAGAAATTACTGCTGAGATTGACCAAGAAGTATTAGCTTCACTGCGTTCATTAGCAGGTGCTGCTACTGAAACTTATGACCAATCTGCAGTATCAGGTACAGCTACATTTGTAGGTGACGAACACGCTGCATTAGCAGTATTGATCAATCGTGTTTCTAACTTGATTGCTCAACGTACTCGTCGTGGCGCAGGTAACTGGGCTGTAGTTAGTCCGTTTGCATTAACTATTTTGCAATCTGCTACTACTTCAGCTTTTGCTCGCACTACTGAAGGTACTTTTGAAGCTCCTACTAATACTAAAATGGTAGGTACTTTGAACAATGCTATGAAAGTATATGTTAATACTTACTCTTCAGATGCTGCTCCTGTATTAATTGGCTATAAAGGTAGTTCAGAAGCTGATGCACCAGCTTTCTACTGTCCATACATCCCACTGATGAGTTCAGGTGTTGTATTAGACCCTAGTACTTTTGAGCCTACAGTTAGCTTTATGACCCGATATGGTTATGTTGAATTAACTAATACAGCATCATCTTTAGGTAATGCAGCAGACTACTTAGGTTTAGTTAACATTAGCAATACTAGCGTTAGCTTTAGCTAATCAAGTATTTTACATACTTAAATAATAGGCTCTCCGGAGCCTATTTTTTTGACTTTAACGTAATATTATGTTGCGAACTACTACACCCTAAATGACGATAGCTTCTTGCTTAATTTTGGTACCGAGTAATGCGGGTGAAGTGAAACTATTTGTACAAGAATACAAAATTACCACAATCCCAATACCTTCTAAATCCTGCAGCAAACATATTTTCAGTTTGGCTTAATGAAGGATCATACGAAGGAAGCCAGTTTTCTAAAGAACTTTTCACTGTTTTTTGTCTACTAATAATGTTAGTTCCATCAGTCCAGAAGTAATTAGGTTTTGTTTCTTTTATCTTTTTAAAGCCAATAGATTGATATACATTACCATTTGATTTACTTCTATCGCAGTAAGAAATAATAGGTGACTTGTAGTAGTTGCTTATATACTTAACTATTTTAGAAGCTCCTCCTACTACTGTTGTATTTGATACCGTTGATAATCGATGTAATTCTATTGAATTTTTGATAAATCGATTTGATCCAGCACTTCCAACCATAACAAGGTCATTATTGTGAAACAAACCAACGTATAGATGCGATCCTATAAATCCTTGTATGTGATACTTATTTAAAAAGTTTCTCGCTGTACCTGTGTCTATAACGCTTATACAGCATTTTCTAGCATATACTTTGATATTAGTTAACAATTTTGAAAGTATAATTGATTTAACAATATCTGGTTTGTTACGCCATTCGAAGTCAGTTATATGAAGTAGTTGAATATTTTTTTCTTGAGATAGTTTAGTTTTATTTAAATGATTGTATTTGACTAATGATTCAAGTTTGTTTAATGATGGATGATAAGAGTGCCAATATAAACCGTTAACTTCGATAGCTAAGTTCTTTTCAGGAATCCATAGATCAATTTCTTTACCATCTAACAAAGACCGATCACTTTGAACTATATCAAATCCTAATGTTTCTATATATGTTTTGATTTGAGATTCTTTTTTTGAAGTATGAGTGTATTGGCGTATATCGAATTTATGTTTCTGACAGTAAAATAACACAGTGGAATAATCGACATTTAACTCACTAGCAATGTCCAAAGCTGATCTTGCCTTAGCAACGTACTCATGTTCAAGCCATTGTTTAGATGACAATAAATCAAAAATAGATTTGTCAATTTGTATACGGACAGGAAAATCATCTCGTTGTGAGTTATATTCCACACCGTACTTTTTTAACATAGTTGATTTTCTTTTTTGATTAATTAACTCTTGTTCAGCTGATGATCTATTTTTACATGCTGATTTCATAGAATTTGAAATCTTAGTTTGAGTACAATTACAAACACTTGCAGGCCCGCATCGTTTAAATCCATTAACCCACCTATGCACAGTTAACTGACTCCCATAAGGGCAAATGTCGGATATATGGTAAATTGCGCTGTATAGCTTAGTTTTGAAATGATTCGAAGCTGATAATGTGTTATTTTCAACCCAATCTAACATATCTTTATCTTTTTTAATAATAGTATGATAAGTTTTTGGATTATTGTTAATAATATCTAAAATTTCTTGTTTCATTTGTACTCTTTAATCCACTTCATTTTACCACAATCCCAAATTTTTAATAACCCTATTTCCGATGTGATTTGTTTTTCAGACTTATTTGGATCAAAACCCATTTTAACTAATTTTTGTTTAGAATAATTAAATCGATGGATTAATCGTTCTTCTTTTGGCTTTACATACCAATAACTTGGTTTTATATTAGTATCTAATGTAAAGTTTAATGATTGATATAATTTTCCAACACTCCATTCATTATCTGAATAAGAGATTAGTTTTTTAGGTAAATAATCTCTTTCAAATGCTTTTAATAATTTTCCGGCACCACCTACTACTCTTTTTGAACTAGCAAATCTTACTAATTCATAACAATTATCTTCTAATTTTCCTATTCCTAATCTAGGTTTACTAAACGTCATAACTGCTACTAACTCATTGTTGTAAGATAATCCATATACAATTGAAGCTGGAGTATATCCTTGAATATGATTAGTATTTAAAAATTCACGAATATCTTTTGATGTTAACAATACAATATTACACGATCTAGCGTATACGGAATTAGCTTGCAATTTTAATTTATTTCTTATAATTTGTTTAACAATATTAGGTTTACTTTTCCAAAATGTAGAAAATATAGTTATCAATTGAATATCTTTTTGTTGACACTCTAAAAATTTATTATAATGATAATTTTTATCAATATGTTCGATTAATTCGTGATGCCAGTATACACCATTATATTCAAATGCTATATTGAAATCAGGTAAATAAATATCAATTTCTTTTTTACTTGGTATTAACGTCCTAGTATTTCTAACAATATTATTGATTCCAAGAGATTGAATAAATTTAACTAGTTCTTCTTCCTCTAAACTTTTAAATGGAGATCTAAGTTGATGTTTATTTAAATATTTATAGACTGTTTGTGGGTGTACATTCAATTTAGAAGAAATATCTTCGATGGAATACAATTGAAATAACTGATCGAGATCTTCTTTATTATGTAATGTTAACAAATTTTCATTATTACATCGATTTGCCCAGTAATCTATTCCATATCTTAACTTCCAAGTTGATTTCATTTTTTCAGTATTAACGTAATTCTCATTACCATACCTTAATTCCTTTGTATTTTTAATTTGCTGAGTTACACGATTAACATTATGTTTATTATTATAAAAATCGGAATGAGCTTTCTTTGCTGTAGCAGATTGCCCCACGTTAGCAACACCGTACTTACTTAAACAAGTTTGAGACCTTTTATGATTAATTTCTTGTTTCTTATCATCTGAATACTCTTGCTTACTTTTTGATACTGAACTGCTAACAGAATCACGAGTACATTGGCATACAGAAGCCCTGCCACAATTTTTATATCCTTGTTGAAAGCTAACAAATTTCTTATGATTATTGTGTATACAAACATTTAAATTTGGATGTAAAACATTGTATATTTTTTCTGAAATAGTATTACCAAAATAAGATTGAACAAATGCAAAAAGTTCTTTATTTTGTTTTAATTTAGATGATAATTGTTTCGATGAAGTTGTTTCAACTAACAGTTGTAATTGTTTAATCATAAGAGATAATCAAATAACATATATTATACATTGTATTTAATTAAAAGTCAAATGATGTAAATATTTAAATTTGATAAATACTTATGTCATAATAGTGTGCTTTCTATATGAAAGACTTATGCTGTACCCGCAGCGTATGACGTAAAAAGTCACAAGGAGAAAAAAATGGGACGCCCAATTAATAAGAAATTTATCGGCCAAGGAGCTGGTAAAATTGCAGTATCAAGATATTATTTTACAGGTGCAAGTGAAGTTGCATATTCGTCAACTCCAGCTTGGATCGTATCACAACGGTCATCACGTAAGTTTAAAGTTAGCGATGGCTCTACTACTGAAGTGTTAACATTAGTAAATCAAAGTGCAGGAGACTTATCAGAAGGTGAATTTGCGCTGGATGCTACATTAGATGATTCTTCAGTTGTACAAGTGACAAAATTGCATAATAGAACTATTGCATATGAAACATTTGATGAAACTACCGATGATAGTATTGCAGCTAACCGAATTAAATTTACAGTAGGTGAACAAGGTGGTAACACTGATGGCGATTTAACGGCGGCTGTGGATAGCCAGTAAATATTTGGGAGATATTTTCCAAAATTAGGATTTAATCTATGTCAAAATTTGTAAATATTCCAAATGGTAATTATAAACTGTCTGTACAACCTGGCGGCGATATTATATTAAACACTGGAGAAGAAATCGGACGAGTAGTAGTTACCGGCGATTTATTAGTCGAAGGGAATACTACCACAGTTAAGTCGGAAGAACTTACTGTAAAAGATAATATTATTAACCTAAATGAAGGCGAAACTGGCGCAGGCATCTCATTAAATGAATCAGGTATACGGATAAACCGAGGTACATTTGTAGATGCGTATTTTGTATTTGACGAAGATATCACTTGGAGAGATCCATCAACTGAAACTACGCAATCAGGAGGATTTGTATTTAAGAATCACGACAATGAATTAGTAGGACTTCGCGCTAATTCTATCTCAACTGGAGGTGGTGATTTATATTTAATTAATAGTGGAACTGGTGTTATTAGTGTAACAGGTACTACTGATTATGAATTATATGTTACAGATGATGATCATATTACAAATAAAAAGTATGTTGATGATACAATCGAAGAAGCATTTACTGTTTATAACATAACAGTATTACGCGATGGCTATATTGATCCAACTAGTGTTGCTGTTAAAGATGAAGAAAGTACTGGATTAAACAGTACTATAGAATTTACAGTTGATAGTACATTAGTTGGAGCTTTTACTAACATAGGTTTTAGTTTAACTGATATTAAAATAGTAAACAATGAAATGTCTACTATTGAATTAGATACAGATTTAATATTAAAATCGCCAGGTATTAGTTCTGTAAGAATTAACGATAGTTTGCATATTGATAGTTTAGCAGACATAGATAATCCCTTATCCCAACCATTAACTCCTACTCAAGGAGTTAAGATTTATTCAGCAGCAGAAAGTTCAGGTAAAACTGGATTATTTTTTGTAAATGCTGATAGCACAAGAGATGAATTGATAAGTAAAAATAGAGCTATTATATATAGCTTGATATTTTAAGGATATAAAATGGCTATTATAAATGCACAACTAACATCAACACAACTAGATTTAATAGGAAACTATTTAAGTACCGATGGCGTTCCCGTAGGAAAAACAATAGCTATTACTAATATTCTAGTATGTAATACATCATTAGTTGATTCTGCTAGTTTTGATATGCACTTAGTACCAAATACAAAAGCAGTTAGCAATGATATTACATTAGTAATAAGAGAGTTATTGCTTCCACCAAAAGAAACATTTACATTTGATTCTGAACGTATTGTTTTAAATGAAGGTGATAAAGTTGTATTTGTTGCACAACCCGACTTGGGAAATACGCTAACTACGTTAGCAGCAACGATTAGTTATTTGGAGTTATAATGAGATTAATTAAATCACAAAATACTAATTTAAGATCAATACAAGGACCGGGTATTAAGTACGATATAAATGGTCAAGCAGTGATTGACAGTAGTAATTCACTGTTAGTACCAAAAGGGTCATATGATGAAAGACCGGATGTTCCAGCTAACGGTCATATTAGATACAATACAGATTCTAATCTATTTGAATTTTATGAAAATAGTAGCTGGAGAACAATGCAATCACAAGCATCAGATACATCGATTGCAATGATTATTGCATTAAGTTAATAAAAAGGATTAAGAATGGCTAATATCTTTAAAAATGCTTCAATTATTCTAAGTACAACTTCAAACGACATATATACATGTCCTGCAAGTCCAGCATCAGCATCAGCAGTTATATTTTCATTGTATTTTTCTAATATTAATGGAACTATACCCGGCGAAGTTACATTAGAAGTTTTCGATATGTCGGCATTAACAACAAGAACATTAGGATTAAATTTACCTGTTCCAATTGGGTCAACATTAGAATTTGGTAAAATAACTTTAGAAGCAGGCGATATTTTAAGAGCAAAGTCAACAACTAATAGCGATGTTGAAGTATTTGCAAATATATTAGAGATTGTGTAAATTAAAAGGATTTAGTAATGACCGTTGACGTTAAAACACTTTTGCAATCTACGTTAATTGCAGGATACGATGGCTCACAAGGTATAATTGGTTATACTGGATCAGTTGGATATGATGGTTCACAAGGTACAATTGGATATACTGGCTCACAAGGTACTACAGGATATGCTGGATCAGTTGGATATGATGGTTCACAAGGTACAATTGGTTATACGGGATCAAGTGGTGATTTAGGTTATACTGGCTCACAAGGTACTACAGGATATTCTGGATCAGTTGGGTATGATGGATCAAGTGGTGATTTAGGTTATACCGGCTCACAAGGTATAATTGGTTATACGGGATCAGTTGGGTATGATGGATCAAGTGGTGATTTAGGTTATACTGGCTCACAAGGTACAACTGGTTATACTGGATCAGTCGGATATGATGGATCACAAGGTATAATTGGTTATACGGGGTCTACAAGTAATGTTACTATTACTGACAATTTAACAGATAATTCGGAACGATTTGTAACGTATACAACTGTAAGTACCGGTGTATTAGATACAATTTATACCAGTTCGTCAAAATTAACATATAATCCAAGTACTGGAACAGTAACAACTTCTGGGATTATAGTTACTAACGGTGATATAATAGTCGGTAATGCACAACTAGCAACAACTGCAACTTCAGATTTCTTATGGATTAACAGTAGCAACGGTACTCCTACAGGATCTATTACTAGGCCGCATGCTGGAGCAGTTGCATTACATTACGATACTAGCACAGAATTATTATACAGGAATATTGGAGGAACTGATTGGAAACCAATATCTAATAATACTTTATCAGGTGCAATCTTAAATGACGGTTATACCGAAGAAGTATTTGCCGTAACTGGAACTACTCCAGCATTATCTCCTACTAATGGTTCAATTCAAACATGGACTTTAACAGCATCTTCTACACCAACTGCTGGAACATGGAATGATGGCCAATCTATTACATTAATGATAGATGATGGTACAGATTATACTATTACATGGACTTCTTTATCTATTACATGGAAAACTGATGGTGGAACAGCACCAACATTAAACACTACTGGATATACCGTAATAACATTATGGAAAGTTGGTTCTGTAATCTACGGAGCAAGAGTAGGAGATGCTTAATGATTTTTAATAAATTATTATCCACTTCATCAATACCGTTATCTATTGATTTTGTTTCGGTTGGAAATATGTCATCAGGAAGTTTACCAACAGTAGATATTCCAACAACCGATTTACAAGCAGGTGATTTATTAGTGTTATGCGTGTGTAGCGGAGGAGACACAACAACTCCTTCCGGATGGACGTTAGCTGCTAGTTTTACACAAGGAGGACAAACACGAATTGCTACCTTTTATAAAATATCTGACGGTTCGGAAACAGATTTCACATTAGGAAACAGTCAAGATAGAACACAATGTGGTGTAATTCAATATCGACCGTTAAGTGGGTCGATCACTTATAGTAACACATCAACTAACAATAGTAATGGAACAAATGCGTCAACTACTTCACAAACAATAAATACCGTTCCAGCATTAATAGTGTCACATTTTTGTAAAGCACCAAATAACAGCAACATTGGAACTGTATCAGGAACTAATCAACGATTATTAGGTACTGCAGACGGTAGTTTAACTAATTTTAGAGTTGTTGATGAATTTGTGGATACAACTGGTAGTTCAACCGTTCGTTCCGAATCAGGATTGTATAGTGCTGATTGGTGTACGAATGCGTTATCTTTCTATGTAAGCTAAGGAAACAAAAAAATGTATGTAAAAATTAACAATCAAACGGTCGAAAAATATCCTTATTCAATCGGCAATTTGAGAAAAGATAACCCACAAACCAGTTTTCCAAAAACACCTACAGATTCTTTATTAGAATCTTATGATGTTTTTAAAGTAGTTTATTTAGAAAAACCTGTTTATGATTTAGATACACAAAAATTAGTTCAAGATGAACAACCTTCATTAATTGATGGTGTTTGGACTATTGGATATACTATAGTAAATTTAACACAAGAAGAAATTGATAATAATATTACATTATTAACAAAAAAATATATGGATGCTATACAAAATCATTTAGATACAACAGTACAAGAAAGAAACTATGATGGTATTCTTTCTTTGTGTACTTATGCAACATCACCTAATACTACATTTGCATTAGAAGGACAAGCTGGTGTAAATTGGAGGGATGCTTGTTGGACGTATGCGTATCAAGTATTTGACGATGTAAATAATGGAAGTAGGATCTTGCCTACAGTTACAGAACTTATTGCAGAACTACCTACAATTAATTGGTAAGGAAATAAAATGGCAACAGATGTTAAAGAATTTTTACAAAACATAAACTTTTCAGGAATACAAAGTAATTCAAATCAATCATATTCTGGAGTATTTGTTAGAACAGCACAATCGATTGTTACAAATACATGGACGTATCTCCAATGGTCAAATGTACTTTACGATACCGACGGTTGCTTTGACCTAGCTAACCCGACTAGATTAACGATTCCATCAGGGTATAGTTTTGCTAAATTTTTTTTTTATGGCCCAATTAACGAATCTGTAACATATACATTTACTGGACGTGCAATATACCGTAATAGATCGACTATTGTTGTAGATGGGACTAACATTGTATTTTCTGCACAGCACGATTCTAGTGGATCAGAAGATGAAACCTATATACAACATTGGCCTGCTATTCCTGTAGTTGCAGGCGATTATTTTGAAGCATTTTTTTGTCAAAATTCAGGTGCAACTCGAGGATGGACTCGTGATGCATATTTTGGTATGGAATTGATACGTTAATGCTAACGTATTATAAATTAGTAAGGACTACATAATGGCAGTAGATATTCAAACTTTATTACAAGCAACATTGCTAGTAGGCGATCCCGGATACTCCGGATCAAAAGGTACTCCGGGATACTCCGGGTCAGTTGGATACTCCGGATCACAAGGTACGATTGGATATACTGGGTCAGTTGGATATAACGGTTCACAAGGTACGATTGGATATACTGGCTCACAAGGTAATAATGGTTATTCGGATTGGTTAGTTAAGACTGCAAACTACACAGCCGTAGAAAACGATAGAATTATGGCAGATACGTCGAGCGGGTCATTTACTGTATTTCTCCCTTCGACACCTACTGTAGGAAGTTATGTTCAAATTACAGACGGTAGTGACTTTGAAATTAATAATTTAACTATAGATAGAAATGGTTTAACAATCGAAGATGTTGCAGACAACATCCTATTGTCGATAAGTGGAATTACTTACGAATTTATCTACAATGGAACTACCTGGCATCTAACAACAACTATCGGAGTACAAGGAGCTCAAGGATACACTGGATCAGTTGGATACAATGGCTCACAAGGTACAACTGGTTATACGGGATCAAGTGGTGATTTAGGTTATACCGGCTCGAGCGGAGCAGACGGTACTAACGGAATGTCTGATTGGATATTTAAAACTGCAAATTATACTGCTGTAGAAAATGATAGAATCATGGCAGATACTTCTGCAGGATCATTTACAATTACCTTACCGTTGTCTCCGACTATAGGAAGTTATATCCAAATTGCAGACGTAGCTAATTTTGAAACTAATAACTTGTTAGTAGATAGAAATGGGTCAACTATTGAAGGAGTTAGTGACAATGTTTCTTTATCGATAGCAGGAATTAGTTACGAGTTTATTTACGACGGCTCTACTTGGCAAATAGCTGCATCGCTTGGAGCACAAGGTGATTTAGGTTATACAGGGTCAGCAGGAAATGAATTTTCAATATCAGCCCTAACAGCTACAACATCGTCTTCGAATACTGATTACTTAGTTATTGATAATGGATCTGCAAATAAAATACTAAAATCAGATTTGACTAAACAAATTAGTTTAGATCAAGTTCTAACGTCATATCGAAACGATGGAGTTATAGCTGGAGGAACATATACTCCAGATTGTACTGCGTATGCAAACGATTTTTTTATTACATTAAGCGGCAATGTTACAATAGAAGTTCCTACAGTTTCTTTCGGAACACAACAGTCAGTATGGGGATCAATTGAAATTATAAACGGTGATACATATTCAATTATATGGGGAGCAAATTGGGATTGGGGTGAAAGTGGAGTACCGACATTAACTTCAAAGTCATTGATTGGTTTTTACCGAAAAGATAGTGATGTAAAAACTAAAGCTTGGCATAAAGGAGGATTCGCATAATGTTAGCTCACAAACTCTTTTGGGAGAGCAGTGGACCGAGCTTATCAACAGTTGAATCTTTTACTACAAGTGGTTGTATTCCTACTTATTTTGATAAAGTAACTTTGCTCATGCACATGGACGGTGAAGAAGGTTCTAGGGAATTTGTTGATAGCAGCAACTATCAACACTCTATATCTGCAACAGGAACTCCGTTTATAACAGAAGCAAAGGGTGATCCGTATTACAACTCTGTTGAGTTACTGTTATCAATGGATGGTTACGCAGGATCTACTACATTTAAGGATAGTAGTAAAAATAACCACACTATATCAGTGAGCGGAACCCCCAGCATATCTTCTACATCCGGATATGCCGGGGGTCAAAGTGCTTATTTTGACGGAAGCGGTGATTATTTAACATTACCCTCTAGCGTCTTTGATTTTGGAACAGAAGATTGGACTATTGAGTTTTGGATAAACGTCCTTACAAACTCTAACACGTATCCATATACAATGGGAAGCTCACGATACAACTCCGGCTCTGGATTTTATTTGACAATAAGTGGAAGTGCTACAGGATGGGGTGGCACTGGCGCAATGTCGTTTAATGGAGCATCTACGCTTGTTAATAGAGCAAGTGTTGGGTCAGGTGACGTAGTTATAAGAAACGCAGGATGGAAACACATCGCTATAACACGAAACGGTGTCGAAACGAGGATGTTTGTAGATGGAGTAATGACATCTTTACACATAGCAAGTGGAGTTGCAAACTACGGAGTTCAAGCGGCGCGAATAATGACAACTGGGGAAGTGCCTGCATCAACTTCCCTTTTGGCAGCATTAAACGAAAGATGCTATCTTGACGAACTTCGTGTAACAAAAGGCGTTGCCAGATACACAGCAGACTTTCCTTTGCCAAAAACCCCTTATGCAAAAGCAGTTGAGAATATGCCGGTTAAGTTTGCTCAGATGGGGTATTTTGACGGGTATCAGGATTATTTAACATTGCCATCTGATGCCTTTAATTTTGGAACAGAGGACTGGACTATTGAGTTTTGGGCAAATATACTTACAAACCACGTTTATAGTACCTATGGCACATACCCTTACCTTCTTGCGTCTTCAAAATACGACTCTGGTTCTGGCTTTTTTATAACAATAGACGGAGCGTCAACTGGTTGGGGAGGCTCTGGGGTTATTAGATTTTATGGAGCAACTACACTTGTTAACAGAGCATCTTTAGTATCAACAACAGTTGTAAGAAATGCAGGTTGGAAACATATTGCTATAACTAGAGAAGGTGTTACAACAAGGATGTTTGTAGATGGGGTGCTTGAAAGCTCTCACGAAGCTGCTAGTATTGCAAACTATGTAGCCGAAGCCAGTAGATTGTTTACAACAGGCGGCAGTGCGACTAATAGTGATTTTGAGCATGGCTACATAGATGAACTTCGTGTAACAAAAGGCTTAGCACGATATACTACTAACTTTACTCCAGAATCTTCACCGTTTCCAGAAGTAGATTGTTTACCATCTACTAATATAACAGGTAACGGTTATTTTGGAGGAGGTTGGACGCCAACCCTTTATGACACAATAGATGGTATACAGTTTTCTGACGAAACAGCTATAAACCCATCTGCTACAGTAAGTGTTGCTAGGCGTGCGCTTGCTGGCGTTAACAGTTCGATTAGAGGTTATTTTGGAGGAGGCCACACAGGTACAAATACAGACATAATAGACGGTATTCAGTACTCTGATGAAACTGCTATAAATCCCTCAGCTACATTAGCAGTTGCTAGGCATGTATTAGCAGGCGCATCAAGTTCTAATAAAGGTTATTTTGCCGGAGGCTATACAAGCTCACGATCGACTGAAATAGATGGCATTCAATTTTCCGATGAAACAGCTATTAACCCTTCCGCAACAATAAGCCAGGCACGGTATGATTTAGTAGGTGTTGCAAGTTTAGATAAAGGATATTTTGGAGGAGGATGGGTTTCAGGAGATGTAGCTACTATTGACGGCATTCAATTCTCAGACGAAACAGCTATTAATCCAGCAGCAACTTTAAGTGTTGCTAGACATGCCGCAGCAACAGTATCTACTTCAGTTACTGGCTATTTTGCAGGGGGAGCTACAAGTGCTTTTTCAGCTACATACACAGATGTAATAGATAAGTTTCAATATTCAAATGAAACTATCTCTTTGCTTTCAGCTACAATGATCTACGCTAAACATAGTATGAAAGGTGTCTCGTCAATCTCTAAAGGCTATTTCGGAGGGGGACAGACATCTATTAATTTAGACGAAATAGATGGAATCCAATTCTCAGACGAAACAGCTATTAATCCAGCAGCAACTTTAAGTGTTGCTAGAGAAGCTTTAGCAAGTGTCCAAACTCCATCAGCATTTCTATCTACAATAGCAACTTCTTCTGCAGGAAACGGCTATTTTGGAGGAGGATTCTCAACTGAAAACTCAAGTGTAATAGATGGAATACAGTTTATTGATGAAACTATTATAACTCCTTCAGCTACGTTAAGTGTTGCTAGGCAGCATCTAGCAGGAGTTTCAAGCACAGATAAAGGATATTTTGGAGGAGGATATACTACACTATCTTCTAATGTAATAGACGGTATTCAATATTCTGATGAAACCTCCATTAATCCTTCAGCTACTTTAAGTGTTGCTAGATTGCAATTAGCAGGGGTGTCAGGTACAGATAACGGATACTTTTGTGGAGGAACAACATCATCCGCATATGATTTAATCGATAGTATTCAATTTTCAGATGAAACAGTATCAACACCCTTAGTTACACTAAGTGTTGCTCGATATTTACTAGCAGGAATATCATCAGATTATACTGGATATTTTGGAGGAGGTTATGCAAATACATTTTCTAATGTTATAGATGGCATTAATTTTATCGATGAAACATTAATAACTCCATCAGCTACACTAAGCGCAGCTAGACAAGGACTATCTGGAATTGCATCGTCAACAACTGGCTATTTTGGTGGAGGAAGTGCTGGAATAAACTATGCTACCTTGATAGATAGTTTTAGATATGTAGATCAAACATCTGCGCTGTTAATCGCAGCATTAAGCTCCGCTAGACAGTATATAGCAGGAGTTTCATCAGCAGAAAATGGATATTTTGCAGGTGGAACAAATGGTGGATCTGAATTATCCACTATAGACGGTATTAATTTTTTAAATGAAGCATCTATAAACCCTTCTGTTACTTTAAGTGTTGCTAGGTATGGAGCAGCAGGTGTTCAAACTCCTTCATCTGCTGTATCTACATCAACGAATTTTATTTCTGGAAAAGGCTATTTTGGAGGTGGGCTTGCAGATGTAAACCTAAACGAAATAGATGGTATCCAGTTTTCAGATGAAACAGCCATAAATCCCTCAGCTACTTTGAGTGTTGCTAGACGTGGTTTATCAAGCGTCTCAAGCACAGCTAAAGGCTATTTCGGAGGTGGTCTTACAGATACAGACGTAAACGAAATAGATGGTATCCAATTCTCTGATGAAACCGCTATCAATCCTTCAGCCACTTTAAGTGTTGCTAGACGTGGTTTAGCAGGTGCTTCAAGCACAACTAAAGGATATTTTGGTGGTGGTTTGTCAAGTGTAGCGTCAAATCTAATAGATGGTATTCAATTTTCAGATGAAACGGCTATCATTTCTTCTGCAACTTTAAGTGTTGCTAGATATTATCTAGCGTGCGTATCGAACACAATTAAAGGCTATTTCGGTGGTGGCTCTACAGGATCAGACTCAAATGTAATAGATGGTATCCAGTTTTCCAACGAGACAGCACTTAATCCTTCAGCAACTTTAAGCGTTGCTAGGGATGCTTTGGCTGGTGTGTCGAGTGCAGTTAGGGGCTACTTTGGTGGAGGCATTACAGACTCAAACTTAAATGTAATAGATGGTATCCAATACTCAGATGAGACAGCAATTAATCCTTCAGCCACTTTAAGTGTAGCTAGACGAGCTTCGGCAGGTATATCAAGCGCAACTAAAGGATATTTTGGAGGTGGAGACACAGGCGTATACTCAAACGTAATAGACGGCATCCAGTTTTCAGATGAAACATCCATAAACCCATCAGTCACATTAAGCGTCGCTAGAAGATATTTAGCAGGTGTTCAGTCTCCTTCGGAAATTATATCAACATTGCCAATTTCTGCTACAGGTACTGGTTACTTTGGAGGTGGGCGATATGTAGATGTATTTTATAATGAAATAGACGGTATTAAATTTTCTGATGAAACATCTGTTAATCCTTCTATTACGTTAACTGCTTCTAGAAGTTACTTAGCAGGAGTTTCAAGTTCTGAAAATGGATATTTTGCAGGTGGTTTTAATAATTCAAACCAAACAGCAATTGACGGTATTAAATTTTCTGATGAAACATCTGTTAATCCTTCTATTACGATAACTGCTCCTAGAAGTTACTTAGCAGGAGTTTCATCTATTACTAACGGTTATTTTGGAGGAGGGTATTTAGTTACTGATAACATTGAAAAGTTTCAATATTCAGATGAAACAATTTCTACCTCATCTGCAAAGTTAAGCGTTGCAAGATTGGGATTAACAGGATTGTCATATTCTCAAAAAGGTTATTTTGCAGGTGGATATACCGGTGAAAGCTCAGATACTATAGATAGTATTATATTTGCAACAGAAACTGCATCAACTCCGTCTGCAACATTAAGTGTTGCCAGATATTACTTATCAACTGTAGCATCGTCTGAAATTGGTTATTTTTGTGGAGGAGCAGATGTTGCACTTAAAAATATTACCGACAGTATTCAATTTGCATCGGAATCGTTAATAACAATAGCCACAGTGTTGCCAATAGCTAAATCTGCGCCTGCAGGAGTTTCATCGTCGGAAAGAGGGTATTTTGGAGGAGGCTACCCAGGACTATCTAACTATACAATAACCGGAGTTAAGTTTTCTGACGAGTCTATTGTAAATCCTACAGCTACTTTAAATGTAATTAGATATGGATTAGCAGGTGTTCAACCTTCTTTAATTACAGAATATCCTACACTAACAACTGGTAAAGGTTATTTTGGAGGTGGATGGGACGGAGTATCGACAAATTACAATATAATAGATGGGATTCAATTTTTAGATGAAACCGCAATAAATCCGTCTGCTTCGTTGAGTGTTGCTAGACGACACCCTGCAAGTGTATGGTCGTCAACTAGCGGGTACTTTTGCGGCGGAACTACAAATGTAATAGACGGTATTCGATTTTCAGACGAAGCTGCTATTAATCCAAGTGTTACGTTAGTTAGTTCAAGAGAATCACCTGCTGGAGTTTCATCGTTGACAAGAGGGTATACTGGAGGCGGAACGTCGTCGAGCACAGAAATTGACGGTATCCAATTTTCTGATGAAACTGCTATAAACCCTTCAGCAGGATTAACGTATGGCAGGTATAGGTTAGGAGGCTGTTCAGCTCCTAACAACGGTTACTTTGGAGGTGGCAATAATGGATCAAACTTAAATGTAATAGATGGTATTCGATTTGCAGACGAAGCTGCTATTAATCCAAGTGCTACTCTTAGCCAAAGCAGACGAGCATTAACCGGAACGTCATCTTCTACTGAAGGATATTTTGGGGGAGGACATACAACCACTCAAGTAAACACAATAGATGGTATTCGATTTGCAGACGAAGCTGCTATTAATCCAAGTGCTACATTGATTGCAAACCGTGCTTATCCAGGTGCAGTTAAATCAAGTTCTAACGGTTATTGGGCAGGAGGTGTAGCAGGAGGTGCATCGATAGATAGTTTTGACTTCTCATCTCAAATAGTTCGTCGACTAACTGCAACTTTAAGTATATCTAGATGGGCGTTAGCAGGTGTTCAATCTCCCAGTGATAATGTTGCATCTGTTGTTTTAACAATAAATACTGGTTACTTTTTTGGAGGAGGAGGAGGTACTAGCGGCACATCTAAGGAAGTATTAAAAATAAATTTTACAAATAATACTTTTAACTTTAGTGCTGATTTAATTAGAGCAACACAAGGAGCAGCAAGTGTTGCATCTGAAACACATGCTTACATAGTAGGCGGTGCAACATCTACTACTGCTTTCAATACAATCGACAAACTGTCATTAGCAACAGATTTTGTATCATTAGAATTATACAACTTACCGTGGGCTCGAGGTTATGCCGGAGTTGTATCTTCTTTTAGTAATGGTTATATAGCAGGAGGTATGTACTCCGGCTCATTGTACACTGGAAGAATTGACTCACTAAACTTTTCAAGCTCAAGTATTGCAGAAATCTCTACAACAATATCTTCTAGAAGATATTTAGCGTCTTTTAGAAAATTAACTACTATTGGAGAAACAACAACTGGCTATTTTGCTGGAGGAATTACTACGTCTAGTGTAAAAAATATTATAGATAGTATCGAGCTACCTTCCGAAACGTATGCAGAATCATCTGCAACATTGTCTGTAAGTAGATACGGAGCTGCAGGAATTGCGTCATTGTATGACGGATATGTTTGCGGAGGATGGAGTACATTTTACACAAACATTGTAGAAGCGTATAATTTCGAGTCAAGTAGTTGTAGAACTGTAACAGCAACATTACCTACAACTGGATGGTCAGGAGACCCTATTGTATACGGTGACTCACGCTTAGGTGGTTCGTCGGCAATTGATGTAGGGTGTATTTCATTATCAGCAGGCTCGTTCGGATGTGACTTTATGGAATATAGCACGGAAACATTTAGTACATTTGGTACTGCAAGTCTAACTGGTAGATCAGGTGTAACATTACACCCTTTAGTTACTTAAACAGATTACTTTTTTGATCAACACAGAATAAAGTAAATAAGTTATAAAACGACAGCAATAAAAGAATGTTAAGTGTTAAAGTAGTAAACAGTTGCTGTTTTTAAAATAATTAAACTGTTATCTTGACTAAAATTATAAAAACGGTATTTAGTAAGATAAATATGATTATTACGGAGATAATATATGAATCGATACATTACTGTTCAACAAGGGACAATTAAAAGCACCCCACACGACTGTTTTACTAAAGTAAAGTTGCCTGATGGACAGATAATAACAAATTTTGATAAATTAACCGACTCTGAAAAAGCACAGTATGGGGAATTTAAGTATGTTGAAAGTTTACCTACTATTAATAGAGAAATGCAATGGTATACTGATAAACAAGTTACTATAAGTGCAACAACTGTTAATGTAACATATGCTGTTGGTAATAAGCCGATTGAAGAATGTAAACGTATTCAGATTGAAAAAGTATATAGAAAAGCAAAAGAATTGCTAGATATTTCAGCAGGTACTCGATCAAGCGTTGAAATTGCAGACTGGCCATTGCTAAAGCAAGATATTTTGCAATATTTAGAAGATAGTACAGTAGGGCCAATGTTGCTTAACGCTATTAATAGAAGTAATTACGATGTTAACGGATTAGTTACAACTTTTTTACCTAAAATTTCATACGAAAATGATATTATTACTACTAGGTCAGCACATACAGCAGTTATCCAAAGTTTACAAAGTGTACAAGAAGTTATAGATTATGATATTTATGCTACTGAACAATCTTTAATTCAATACGAAATTGATGGAACAAGTATACCAGTTGACAGCTCGTTAAATGAAACTCAAATCGTATGGCCATCACCTAAATAGCTAAATACAATAAGGATTTTGTCTAAAATGGAGCAAGTGTATGGCATTAACTAAAGTTACACCTGGAATAACATCCAATGTAGCAGATGGAACTTTAAGTAACTTAACTGACGTAGAATCAGCAAGAAACAATCTAAATTTAGGATCTGTTGCTACATATAATGTAGGATCAAATGACAATGATATTCCTACTGTTGCTGATATTAATACTATTGTTCAAAATATCGGCTATACTGGGTCAATTACAGGGTCAGGCAGTTTTGATTGGGTTGTTCAAACTTCTGCATATACTGCTCAAATAAATGAAAAAATAATAGCAGATACATCAGGTGGGAGTTTTACCATTACACTTCCAGCTAACCCTAGTGCTGGTAATTTTGTACAAATTACAGACGGTGCAGCCTTTAGTACAAATAATTTAACAGTAGCTAGGAATAATTCAACTATTGAAACATTAACTGAAGATGTGTTATTAACAATTTCAGGTTCAACATACGAATTTATATTCGATGGCACTACATGGCATGCTACTGCTGCTATTGCAACTATAGGATATACTGGTTCACAAGGTAATGATGGAAT